TTGGCGACCCCCCTGTTGCACTTGTTGGGAAAACATCTGTTGATGCTATGTATTTATTACCAGAAGCATCTGTTCCCAGATCCGCTTCATTAGTGTGGACTACGACACTGTCTATGTTTAATGCTTGATCCTGTACAGGGTATGTTCCTCTATTTGAAGGCCAGGGTGAAGTTGCGGTTGTAGGTATTCCACCGTTCCAATATGTAAAGACCATCATTCCGTTAACTGCATCAGTAGCACTGTTCAGTGTTCTGAAAGTAGTCGATGGGTGATTATCTGTCTGCCACCCGTTGTTGTACCACCTCGCCGTTAAAGTGCCGTTGGTCTCTCCTATTTGTTCGTAGGTCAGTTCGTCGTTAATCCAAAGTCTTTTTCTAACCTCTGACGTTACGTCTGTAAGGTAGGCAGAAAATGCAATAAAATTCCATTGGCCTTTTATTAAAACTCTTGAAGTATCGCGGCCTCCTCCTCCAGCTGGTTGGAAATCCTCATCTTGTAAGTTCCACCCTGTCAGTGTTCCGTCACTAAGGTCTGCAAATGGCTGGATTTCCATCTTCCCGCCGGTCTCGTCTCTAGTAAAACGAAGCGTCTTTAAAAAACCTGGTGTTGCTCTGAAATCAAAATCCGCAGGGACATACATCCACACCCCAGCGTGCATCGTTTGGCCTTTGCCCAAAGGTGTGTCAAAGCTGAGTCCACCCCCAAACTGCCCTGTGGTTGGTCTACTACCCCATGACCAGTACGGGCCTTCTGCAGCAAGGCCATCCCAACCTTGTGCTATAACTAGGCGAGCAGAGCTGTCTCTTAGCCCGCCACGGGTAATGCCTGTATCACCCTCTGTTCCGTAACCCGCTAAGTCACCTCTACCCTTCTCTCCCCAATAGCTGAATTTCTTATTATCAGGGGTAATAGGGTTTTGTACATTCAGGTCGCCAGAGAATTTACCAATGTTCTGCCCGTCTGTTAAGCCAGAAAAATCTCTTTCTAATGTATCCCAGTTAATTGCCATACTCTATCCTAACGTTACACGGGAACGCCTGTAGGCATCATTGAACCTGTCGGTTGGTTAGGAGTAGTTTGTACGTCAACCGCGCCTTTACCTAGTACAGATGAGCTGAACAGTTGGTAGTGCGTTTGCGCGCGCTGAGAATTAGCCGCAAAATCCGCATCTTTCATATATGCCATGTACAAAACGTAGTTAAGCACTGCGTTAGCGTAGATGTCAGGGATACTTAAATCTCCGCCTTCAGAAACGATAGACGGGTTAGCGGAGTAAATAATTTCTAAGAAACTACTAGTGCCGTCCACGCCTGGATACACGTAAAAATTACGTGGGTTGGCCTCATCATAAACATAGTGTTTGACGATAGTCGTATGCGCCGCGTCAGTGCTAGCTGATAAAGTTGCGTCGTGCCAGTTGGGCGTTTGTGAGTCGAGTACTTCTCGGTCTACTAACCGTACAGCTCGTTTGCCTGTAGCACTTCCTGTAGCGTCCGACATATTTCGGACTACTTTTAGCAGTCGGTTGCCTGCGCTGGGTATGTCCTGCTTTGTACCTGCTACCAGCGTGATAGTCGCGTTGACTGCAGAAGCGTCAGGCTTCATTAGCGATACTTCTCGTTGCGCGTCGTTAACCCAGGATACTAGTTCGGCTGTTACTGGCCATCTAACGCCTGTAGTATCTTGTAAAGTTATCTGCGCTCGGTCTATTACGCTGTTTACTGTAACTGCCATTTTGAACCTCTACGAATTGAGTACTGATTCCCACGCAGCTTCGCGCTCTTGGGTTGATACAGTTTTACCCATCGCGTTGTTCACTGCTGCTGCTTTTGGGCTGCCGTCTGCTTTAAAATTTTTCGGGTCGCCGTCCTCCATAATCTGCGCTAGCGTATCTTCAAGAGACGCCGCTTCGGCTTCCTCTTTAGGTTTCGCTTCTACCTTTTGCTCTTGGTAGGCTCGCGCGCCTTTAGAGATTGCTATGCTGGCCATAACATCGCTGACTTCTACAGGCTGGTGCGGCTGTAACGCGATGCTGTGCCCTGATGAGCTGTTTACTTTTAGAAAAACATCACTGACTATTTTCATCGTTTTCTCGCTCGTGAGTACCCGCGTTTATTTTTCTCGCTGGCTTTCTTAGTGGTTGTTGGTCGTGTTCTCGCTCGTGAGTATCCGCGTTTATTTTTTTCAGCGTCTTTCTTAGTGGTTGTAGAACTGCCACCGCCGTATTTAGCTCGTATGTTGTTCTTTTTAACGGCTTCGTTGTTACCTTTCGTTGTATCTTTGATATTTGCTCCTGTCATATCAAACAGGCTGTTGTTTTTCGCCTGGTTTTTGGACGGTCTCGCTATGCCCGGCTTGCCTTCGATAGTGTTAGTTCGATTTTTAGCGGGCTTTCTTATACCAATAGGTGCCTCTTTTACAGGCTTGGCTTTTGTAACGACTTTTTTAACGACTTTTTTAACGACTTTTTTGGCTGGTTTACTTTCTACTACTTTTACTTTTTTCGCGCGTGCGGCTTTGGCTTTTTTATATGAAGCGCGTGCATTTGCTAATACTCTCTTTCGATGTACTGTAGATCCCACGGTAGCTACCTCTATATATATATTAAAAAGAACCCCCTCCGAAGAGGGGGACTTAAGAAAGATACTTAGAATGCAGTATCGAGAGTGATAACACCGAAATCTTGTTCGCCTACATCAACGTCGCTGTTGTACACGGGCTTTAAGAAACCGAAGATTTTACCGATGCTGATACCGTGCTGGTTACCGTAATCGAATGTTTCTTCTTCGATGGTAGGTAAGCCGATGTCGGCCATAGCAAGAGCTTGAGCACCACAGAACAATGCACGTGCACCGTCTATGGCACTGCCTGCGCCCCATTTAGAGCCGTCAGCAGCGCCACTTGTGTTAAACACGTGGCGGAACTCGTGGATCATGACGCCGTCAACTAACACGCTCGACGTGCCTGAGAACAATGAGTTTGAGTTACCGCGTACACCCGCGTTACGGACGTTAGCTAGGAACTCAGAGTCGAGTTTCAAGCCTGCCATCTGTTGTGGGGTCACAAACATATGGTAGATTTCTTCGTTACCTGAAGAGCGAATGCCTCGGATATAATGGTCTTTAGCATAGGCCTTAGTCTCAACAATCGTGCGATAACCTAGGGTGTTTGTTTCACCTAGGGTGGCGTTAGTGAGGGTGTCTGAGATACCCGCGTCTAGTCCAGTTCCCGTGGCGACTAAGCTACGCTTAGAAGTTGGGTCAGTTACGGCGGCGAAGTCAAGACTAGATAAAGCACCCCCAGCTACAGCAGTATTAGTAGGACGTGTGCCACCATTGTTTTTATAGGTGTATTCAACACCAGATAAAGTCAAGAATGCCAACTGGTCGATACGATCAGCCATAGCGTAGGCTAGTGCGTCGCGAGACTGCTCACGGAAATTAACTACTGTTTTTTGGTCTGTTAAACGACCGGCCAAACGGTTAGCAAAGCGCAACTGATCGATTTTAATAACTTGATCGTATGCGCGAAGTGCTTCTTCGTTATTTTCTAACTGGTGGTCACCAGTGATACCGTCGCCCGTCATATCGGCGAGTAATGTGATAACCGCTTGTGTGCCTTTTTGACTTTTAGTCAGTTCGGTCACGCGCTGAACCATAGCGTTTGAACCGCTACCAGCGAATTGGTTGATGAATGACATGTTGCGCGCGGTTTTCCAGAAATCGCGTGACCATGCTGTTAATTGGTTGTCGTTCAAAGTAGCGAAGTTTGTTAAAGCCATGAGATAGAACTCCAAAAAGTAATCGAATAAAAGTGCGTGGCAAAACGCCACAGTTTTTTAGCCGACTTAAGGAGCGGCTAATCCGTTCCCCGTATCGTAGGGCGACGAACTAGCGCTTATTAACGAGGGACGACCTCGACAAGTTTTACGCCTGTGCAGGCGAGGGATACGTTTTTTACGGCTACGGGCCGACCGCATATCGTAGCGGTGTACGAGTGTTCAAGCGGATATTAGCACCACTAATATCTGTCTGCAAACCATTGAAGCGTTTTTTATTACCACTTAGCTTTGTCGGCCCAATAAGCCGCTGATAACTTGCCTTTAGCTATATTTTTACCATGTCGGGCCTTAAACGATTTGCGTTTCGCTGTCATCTTAGCCGACTCCCCTGCTTTGGGTTTGCCAGCCGTGCTTGCGCCCTGCTCCCCAAAACGAATCGTCTTAATAGTGTCACCTTGTTTAGCCACAACAACATGAGACTTTTTAGGGTGGCTGGGTGTACGTTTAGGCTTGTTGTAGCCTGAGACTCCTGCTCTGGCTAATCGTGGGTCTTTCTTAGTTGGCATGATTTAACTCTCCTCGAACTCAGTGTTGGCTATAACTAGTGTAGTTTTGAGCCACTCCAAAACCCCAACAACTTCTGTGGGTGAGACATTGCCGTTTTCTGCGGCTTTGGCTATTACATCGTAAATCGCGTAGTACAAGTCATCGGCTGCCGTGTTACTAAATTGAAACTCGGCGTGGTTTGTAATGTCTTGTATATCTGCCATAACAACCTCTCTTAATTTGGGTGGCTCTAACTAGTAGTGCTATACGATGTCGCCGCGTAGTCGCTTCAATGTTGAAGCAGGCAGCGCGTTAAACTCGTCCTCCGTCATAGTGTTCAGATCCACTCCTTTTTCGCCGTGGTTAGCAGCGCTCTCACCTGGTAGGGCGGGCGGCTGCGATTCGGCAGCTTTTAACTTCTTACTAACTTGCGCGCGTTTTTTAGCCACTTCATCAACCGGTTTTTTTACGGTTTTTGTAGGGGCTTCAGTATCAGCCGGTGCGTCGAGGCTGTTCTCCATAACGACAAACTTTACGGCTTTACCGAGCGCATCGACCGCGTTCTCGCCGTTCGTAATAAAGGCGTTACGTAACGTAACAACTTCGTTAGTAAGCGTCTCGTTAAACTCAGGTGCGTTCGGGTTAAACGTTGGGTAGGTCTCGGCAACCGCATTAGCTGCAGTTTGAAGGGCTGTCATTTGGCGATCGTTCTGTACCGTCTCCGACATCTCTTTTCGCATGTCGTGTTCGATTTGCGTTTTCTCGGCCGCACGTATCTCGCGTCGCAGTGCTACTGCCTTGTCGGTTTCACCATCTAACACAAGCGTCTGGTACTCGAGTTCTTTTTCGTCGAACTCATACGTCTCGGGCGCGGTTTCTTCCGCTTCTTTAGCGGCGTTAATCGCGTCGAGCTGCTGCTGCAGTGCTTTTTGCTTAGCTAACACTTCGTCGAGGCGTGCTTTTGGAACCATAGGTTTAGTAGCGGGTTTTTCTTCGGCTACCGGCTCTTCGGCTTCTGGTTCTGGTTCTTCTTCCTCAAGCTCGGCGGCTTCGGGTAGCTCTTCTTCGGCTTCTTCTTCGGCTTCGGCTTCTTCTTCGGCCTCGGCTTCTTTGGCTTCAGGTTCTTCGAGCTCGGCTTGCGTTACTTCTTCTTCGTCGCTTTCTGGCGTTTCAGCCATCGCATCGAGCGCGTTGAAATCAAGGCGGTCATCTTGTAGCTCAGAATCTTGCTCTGCGCCGGGCATACCGTCAAAAACGGCGTCTGGTTTTTTGTCACTCATGTAGAACTCCTATTGTTGTTCCTTGGGGGTGGTTTTAGGTGGTGGTGGGTTACTACTTTTCGCTTGTTGCATTGCAGTAGTCGCAATTTTTGTAGCAGCGGACGTTTGTGCCTGGGACTGTCGTATGGCGTTAGTCTCGCCTGACAGGTCACGTCGTAGCTGTAACTGTTCGCGGTTCATGTCGAGTTTCGTCTGCAGCTCTGCCATACGGATCTGAATATCGGCGTCGGTGCTTTCTGCTTTAGCGTCATTCAGCTCTGTCTCAGACTGCATCTTCATCACTTCAGCCTGCATTTTCGCCAGCTCAAGTTGTATCTGACTCATCTCAAGCTGCTGCTGCTGCTGCATGGCTTCAGCCTGCTCTGGAGTCGGCGGCTCTTGCCCGGTCATTGTGCGGATGCGTTTAGCCAACTCTGCTTTTCTGGATAAGTGACTGTACTCAACGATAGCGTCGTCGGGCACCATGACACCAGCTTGGCGCAGGCTAATAGCTTCAGCGAACTGCACTTCATCAAATGAGTCCCGCGCAGGTGCAGTGCTGACTATCACGTCGTACTCGCCTAGCGTAAGGTTGTTTATCACCTCG